CCACCAACAACTGTAGCTACATCTTTAAAACCAGCTGGATCAGAATATCGTGAAATAGTTTCTGCCATAGAAACTGCATCTTTTCCTTTACCAGGTGTGTGTAAAAATTTTCCAAGTCCTTGAGTTTTATCCATTCCACCAACATATGAATCTAACGCTGTTGGAGCTGCTGCTAATATACCTGTTGTTGCTACATCTTTTAAATCTGCTTCGTCGTCAGTTAAAAATCTAGTACCACCTGCCAAAACTGCTTTTTGCATTGCAGGACTAAAAGCACCTAAACCAAGTTGAGCTCCAGGAATGAAAGCTGCAGCATAGGGTACAAAAGGACGTATCTCCTTTGGTATTAGTTTTTTAATTCTACGTCTTATTCCTGAAAAAAATCCCATATTAAATTCCTATTATATTGTTGAAATGCAAGAGGGCAAGTCTTGTATATATGCCGGTATCGTGCATTTTACTTGTTTTTTGGCCTAACGTCAATCTTCAATGTTAAAGTCAGCGCCTATCTTTATATCTTCTACAGTGATATTTACGTCTCTTCTAATGTGCTCTTTTTTAGTATCAGTATTAGCGTCGTTTATATCATCTTCGGCTTCTTTATCAGAAAAATATTCTTTGCCGGTTACTGTATTAGTTAAAGTTACCTCACATTTAGGCGTAATTACTGGTGTTCTTTTACCATTAATTGTTTCATACCTAACTGAGGCTTCTGTTTCGATAAATGGCATTATCTATCCTCCCTGTTAATTTCTAGTATTGATGCAACCACGTCTATATTACCACTAGCTGCTTGTACTTTTAATACTTCACTTTCTTCCATAACCAAAGGTTCTGTAATAACTTGTTCTTTTTCATTAGCAGATAAACTTACTAAATTATCTAAAACAAAAGCAGTTCCTGCTGCATTGGTTAATGTTACTTTAGCAGTAGCAGCTCCTGCTGCGTCTTCTGCTAATAAAATAGATTTAACAATAGCTCGTGAATTTGCTGGCACAGTATATAAAACTGTATCGGCTGTGGTAGTTAAACTTAATTTTGCGTTTTGATATATATTTGCCATTAACCTAATCCTAACCAAGTAAATCGTTCTTGGTCTTCTTTTTGTTGTGTTAAATATGTTGAGTTTAATTGTTCAATAATAGCATTTAATGCTCTATTGATTTGTCTTTGGTTATCCTCACTATATTCTTTTTTAGGTTCTGGTAATCTAACTACTACTTTTGTCATTTAACAATTCCATTTTCTAAGTGATTTAGATAATCTATCATCACCTGTATTATTACTAGGCTTTTGTCTTTTACGCATGCCTTTCATCCTCGCGCAAAAACTCTTTCTACGTTTGGAAGCTTTAGATCCTTTTTTTAATTTAGAGGGTTTGGTTGTTACAGCAGTTTTTAATTTTGATCCAGGATTAGCTGCTCTGTAAGAAGCCACTCCTTTTTTATTTAAACCGCCAGAAGGATTCTTACCTTCTTTTCTTTGCCAGGCGGGTGTCTTACCACCCGACGCCATAGCAGTACGGTTTAAATATGCTTTACCATATCCTCGTCTAGCTTGATCCATTATTTTTCGCCGTCTTAGCTGATCTTCTTAAAGCTTTATCGGTAACAGTTCCTTTACCTTTTCTGCTTGTTCCAGCTTTTTTTCTTTTATTCATATAGTAGTAAAGACCTTTCTTAGCCGTTCTACCATCTTTTGTTTTATGATAACCTTTTTTCATGGTTTATCTCCTTCCATCTGGTTGCAGGTCTGCTTGAAAAGTTCCAAATCTCCAAGTCTCAGCTGACCCTGTATTTTCTATTTTAAGACTTGCATACCTACCTCTTGCTCTTGTGTCAACTTTAGTTGTACTTGTTGTAACAGTAAAAGGACTTAAAGTAGATGTTGTGTTTGGATCTGCAGGATAGTCTGAAATAGAAATTGTCATTACAGCATTACCTTGCAAATTTTTAAAATTAGGTAAAAATCTTCTCATTGCTAAAAAGTATTCTGCAGCGCCTTGATCTGTCTGCAAAGAAAAATTATATGATTGTGCAAAAGATGTCAATGTGGTTACACTTCCATCTGGATTAATTTGATCGGTCCCCGTTTCGTGTTCAAACAATACACTTTGACCTAATCCTGATTCACCTATAATTGATGGAAATGTTCCACTATTAGAACTATTATATGCTGTAGCATAAGGTTTAGGATATACTAATGAATCCATCCAAGTAGTTCTTATTGCATTTGTATTTGTGCCTGTGTACCAATTACCCATAGGTAAAGGATTATTGTTTGTACCGTAGTTGTAAACTACATATCTATTATTAAAATCTGATCCTGATGTTGGATACCACCATGTAACTTCTGTAAACAAGTTATTGATACCTGCATTTATCTGTTGGCCTTTTGTAGTTGCTGCATCATCATAAACATAATCTTCTACACTACATGGCAAAGTATTAACCGTACCATCAAAAGAGAAGAAACCATTACTACCCATCCAATAAGCAACACCATCAATTTCTATTGCAGCGTTCTTACCAATCAATCCACAGTTTGTACCTACTTGTTCAAATCCAAATGTAAATGGAGCTCCAACAAATTTCATGGTGTATAAAGCGTTGTCAGTCCATACTAGAATATTTTCTTTTGCAACTAATGCACCCATAATTTTTGTACCATCTTGTAGTCTTTGCGATCCTGCAGTATTCGTAGCTAGAATAGTATAAGCATCAATATCTTCTTGATCAGAAAATCTTATAAACATATCGTCTTGAGTTGTAGGTGAACCAATTGTTACCTCTGTACCAAAATGAATTAAGTGTCTTGTAGTAGGTGATATTAAAGTAATTCTTGTAGCCGTTGGATTATTTGTGGTTGCAAATCCAGATGTTGTAGTTGATGCTCTTACTGTTAAAGGGTTTGTAGCACCAGCGTTCCATGTAAAAGTTTTTCCATTAGCAATTGTTGCAACAAGAACTTGACCAAAATTACTTAATGACCAAAGACCAGGTTCAAGTGTAATTGTATCAGCTTCAACTGCGCTTCCCCATCCGCTAAAATCTGTAGCATTTGTAACTGTTGCACCATTACTGTGAGCTTGTCCTGTGGTTCCTGAAACTGCAGTTCCGTTTGTACCTCTTGTTATACCTGTTAAATCAGAACCAGCTATGGCTGTATAGGTTATTAATTCTGTTCCTACGGCAATTGTACCACCACCTGTTGGAAAACCTGTTACTGATGTTAAAGTTATTGATGTACCGGATCCTCCTGTACCAGCAGTATCCGCTAGTAGCGCTCCGTTTAAAGTTGTTGTTTGTGCACCTTGCACCGTACCACCGTATTGACTAATACCAAAACCATAACCATAAGTTTGTGCAGCAGGACCAACTTGTTCGTAAGGAATAATACTTGTGCTTCCACCAGAGGCTGAAGATCCAGAACTTGTAAAAGTTATAGTAAAAGTAGTTGATGTAGGAGTTGTTATTACTTGAAATAATTTATCTTCAAAATCAGATGCACTTAATCCTGTTCCACCAGGTAAAGTTACAGAATCTAATTTTATAATATCTCCATCACTTAATCCATGAGAAGCAGAAGTTGTAATAGTTATTGTAGTAGTTCCGTTAAAAGTAAATGTAGCTCCTGTAATTGTAGTTTTTACAGGAGTAATGTCATGTAATTGTCCTTCAAAATATAAAAGTAAAAATTTATCTGTACCTATTCCAATATATCTATTACCTTCTGTATCTACAAAAGCGTGTTGCTTTCTAACTACACCTACAATAGAATCTTGTAGTAAAGATTGCCATCCACCAACTTTTTCTGGTAATCCATATCTCCATCTAACATTATCAGAATCAACCCAACGACCTATAGCGCCAACGCTTGTGTCTTGTTTATCAACTCCTGGTGCGAATTTGATTTGAGTCAGAGCCATCTTTTTAGCTCCTATTGATTAGTAGATTTATACAGCCAACCTTTTGCAGTGTTAGCAAAAATTAAAGTTACACATTGATTATTAGTAGCAAGAGTATCGTTAGCAGCACTACCTTCTATATTAGAACCGTTTCTATCTATGATACAATTGTTTGTTGCAAAACCGTTTGATGCTGAACCATCCATAATAGTTACTTCATCTCCAACTGCAGGTGATGCAGGTAGTGTAATTGTTACGGGGTTAGCTACAGTGTCTACTACAATTTGATCTCCAGCAACTGCTGTGTATGTAACTTTACTTGCTGCAGTTACAGAGGTCATTCCTTTTTGTAACATTCCTAAAGTTGTTGCTGGTACACTACCTCTAGAATAAACTAAAGCTGTTGCACCTTCTGGAAGAGGAACTTGTGTAGATGCGCTTTGACCTGTAGTTAATAAAGTTACAGTATAACTATCCGCAGCCCCACCTCTAGTAGTTCCATCTTCTACAAAAAATACTCTGTTTGCATTACCACCTGATGTAGTTGGAGGCATAGCTAAACTTGCATTACCAGATAAAGTTCCAACAACTTTAATGTAAAGATTTTTACCATTTGCGCTTGACGATCCGTCAGCCAAACTTAATGTAGTTGTGCCAGAACTTAAAGTTACTTCTACATAACCTGAAGCTGCTGTTTGTAATAATTGTAAATTAGTATTAGTAATAGCTCCCCATAGACCAGCTTTCTCACCGGTTGCTACAAGTTCTATTGATAAATCTGTTGAATAAGTTGATGCCATATTAGTACGGTTTTATTGGTGTCCAAACCATTGTTGCTCCTGGTATTATATCATTCCACGTAATAACTCCTGGTTCGACTGTATCTAAAGATAAAGATACTTTGTCAGGATTTACATTTGCGGCTGCAGTTATTGTAACATTTCCTGTTGCTAACGTCAACGCGTTTCCAGTAGGAGAAACATTAGCGTCTGCAGTTACTGTTATAGTGCCTAAACCTAATGATACTTGAGATCCTGTAACACTAACATTAGCTTGACCACTAATGCTTAATGTACCTAAACCAAGTGTTAATCTATTTGGATCTGGATCTTCTACAATAGAATCAGCAATGATGCCTATACTACCAATTGTAATAGTTAATGCATTTTTTGTAACAGTTACATTTACACTATTTTCTGGTCCTGCAGAAGATATAGGTAATGCTGATATTGCGTCAAATCCTAAACTCATAAATAATCCTTAAAAGGAGACAGGGGGTATGTGGTGGTGCCCTGCCTCCATCTAAGAATTATATCATCGTTTAAACCAAGAAGGAAGACCTAAATGTTGACGACCATCAAATATGTTCTTCTTTGCTCCTGGTGTTTTACGATTATTATAATGCAAAAAAACTTGTACGCATTCTTTACCTTTGAATTTTTCTCTCCAATGTTCCAACTCAACACCTCTATAAACCAGCATATCTCCAGGTTTTAGATCTACTCTAATTCCTTTTGCTTGACTAGCTACTGTAATATTTTTACCATCTGGTGCACCCACATTTTCATTAGGACTTAAATATATAGGCCAATCATCACCACCCAAATTCATAGTCGTAGATATCTCACAAGAAAATCTATCTTTGTGTCTTTTAAGTTCATCACCTTTTTTATATATTCTTGCATATGTATAAGCAGGATATAATTTTAATCCTGTCGATTTTTCCATACTTGGCTGACATTTAAGTAATAATGTTTCCATAGCCATATTACCATATTGAGAATAAGTATTTGGTATTTGTTCATTTTCATTTTCGTAATGACCTATAATATTTTCAAAAGGTGAAAAGTATCTTTCTTTTAAACAAGTATCATAAACTTGTTTCTGCATTCTAAAATAATTTGCAATAAATGTTGCTAGATCTTTTGATATAGCTTGACGAATAATTGTGTATTTTTTCTTTTTAAAATTATTTCCTTTATATTCTTCCACTCCTAACATTCCTCCACTTAATCTAGACATCTTTAGCCATTTCTTTTGGCACCGCTTGTATGTTCCAATGTATAAATCTAAAAGGTTCAATACCAAAATCTACTGCATATTCGTGTTCTAAATAACCTGGAAATATAATTAACGTTCCTGGTTTAGGTCTTAAGTGAAATTGTTCGTGACCTGGCCAGACACCTTTTAAGTCTGGTCGCATTTTTAATTTTGTGCATCTTGCACCAGTTTTTGGTTCGTGAAAAATTGGGTATGATGTTTTATCACTACATTTTAAAAAATAAAATCCAGATACATGTTGGTTCCAGTGTATATGTGCAGAATGATGACCACCGCCTTTCTTTGCAAACTCTTGCACCCACATCTCACTAAATAGTGTTGTGTATTGAGACATGTCATAACCTTGATGATCTAAATATTCCCAAGACTTTTGACCAATGTAATTTCTAAAATCTAAAAAATCATTGTCAGCTGTAAGCGGTGTTGAATGATATGATCTTCCAAAGTCACCGTGTTTTTTTATATATTCTTTTTCTCTTTTACGAGCGTCACTAATATATTTATTGCTAGCTTTGTTTAAAGATTTAACAAACTCTGGTTTTTCTTCACTCCATATCACAGTTGGAAAATAACTATTTATAAACATTATTTAAAAGGCCTCCCTAAATGCCATACCACAAGACTATACCTTGTGCCTGATGTTACTGGTTTAACTCTATGCCACACAAAACTAGGAAATACAATAATAGATCCTTTTGGTAATATTTCTTTACAT